GGCAGGACACACTGAGGGTATGACACAGGCAGCATTAGAATCTTGTGCTCGTGGAACCATGTGGACTGACTACGATCCAACCCCTTTGACACGAGAATGGTTGGTCGAAAAAGGGTACATTAAATAGTCAGCGAACCCCCACATTCTGGGGGTTTTCTATTGTAGTAAGTACCTAGATAGTGGTAGTTGCACACATATTTTCATGAAGTTTTTCTTTGCACTGCTCGCTACACTTTTTCTTGCTACACCTGCTTGGGCTGTAGATGTTATGATGGGTGCCGATGGTAACCTAGTCTTTGAACCAGCAGAGGTAACTATTAGTGCTGGAGAATCAGTTCATTTTGTCAACAACATGCTCCCTCCTCACAACGTTATTGTTGAGGATCGTCCTGACTTAGGTCATGAAGCCCTTGCAATGATGCCTGGCGAAGAGTTTGATGTTGCATTCCCAGAAGCAGGAGACTATACTTATTGGTGTGGTCCACATAAAGGTGCTGGTATGATCGGCACAGTACACGTCGAATAAACTATTAGATGAAAGTAGGAATTATTGGTCTAGGTCGTATGGGCGAGGGTATGTCTCGCCGTATGATCAAAGCAGGTATCGAAGTACATGGTTATCGTAACAACATTCAAAAGGCAAATGATCAATATGAGAAGGGTTATATCAGTGGATATACCACTTCTTTGGAAAGCCTTGTTCAAGTAGTCAAGGAGAAAAAATCCATTTATGGGGAAAAATCTGGTGAGACAATTATCTCCTCACAACCAGGCGTCTTTATGCTGGTTGTACCAGCAGAAACAGTAGAGGACACTTTAAATGAGTTACTACAGTTTTGTGGTGAGGGAGATATTATTATTGATCATGGCAATAGTAATTTTAAAGATAGTCGCAAAAGAGCAGACAGGCTTGCTAAACTTGGCATCTCGTATCTTGACTGTGGCACTAGTGGCGGTGTTTACGGTCTGGAGCGTGGATACTGTCTTATGGTTGGTGGTGCAAATTTTGCAGTATCCGCCTGCGCTCCAATCTTTAGGGCACTCGCACCAGGCATCGGCGGTGCTCCCAGAACTAACCCTCTAGATCTATATGAAACATCTGCCGAGCATGGTTGGTTGCACTGTGGTCCTCCAGGTGCAGGTCACTTTGTCAAGATGGTCCATAATGGAATTGAGTATGGTATAATGCAAGCGTATGCTGAAGGATTCAACATCTTGCACGAAGCGAATGCAGGTTCCAAGTATGTCAAGGAAGGTGATGCTGAGGTCGCTCCAATGGAGAACCCAGAAGATTATCAATATGACATTGACGTTTCTGAAGTGGCTGAGTTATGGCGTCGCGGTAGCGTTGTTGGCAGTTGGTTACTTGATCTTACCGCTGATGTTCTTAGGGGCAATAGAGAGCTTAGCAAGTTCGATGGGGGAGTTAGCGATAGTGGTGAGGGTCGTTGGACGGTTAACGCTGCTGTGGATCTTGGGGTACCCGCTCCTGTTATCAGTAGTGCTTTGTTTGAACGTTTTGGTTCACGCCGTCTTGGTGCTTTCGCGTCCAAGATTTTGAATGGTATGCGTTACAAGTTTGGTGGTCATGACGTTCGCTGATGTCCTACTTTGGGGAGCATTACCTTTTGTATGTGCCACCATCTATTTCGGGATACGAAAGGGTGAAAATAACTACTACGAATCAGACAAATATGATGGAAACGGTACCGCTCACTAGGGGACTTGTTATCTTTGGAGCAACGGGAGACCTTTGCAAGAAGAAACTTATTCCCGCACTTTATAAACTATGGGAGAAAGAATTTCTCCCAGATAATTTTTTAGTCATTGGTGCTGCAAGGAGAGAACCTACAGTACAGCAGTGGAAAGAATCTCTAGGTGACTATCCTGATGAGTTTCTACACCACCTTGATTATCAATGTGCAGATCTAGATAACGTTGAGTCATTACAGTCTCTTCCAAATTATCTGGATGACATGACTTATTTTTTATCCGTACCACCAGAACGCTATGAGAATGCTATCGTCAATCTCAAAGAAGCAGGACTCCTTGAAGACCCAGACAGGTCCAGAGTGGTTATCGAAAAACCCTTTGGGCACGATTTTAAATCTGCTAGTCATCTACAGTCTGTGGTGGAGCGACATCTACGCGAAAAACAAGTCTATCGCATTGACCATTATCTTGGCAAAGATACTGTTAATAACATTCTCGCTACTAGGTTTAGCAACATTTTGTTGGAACCACTTTGGAATCGCCAGTACATAGATGAGATTCAAATCTATGCAACTGAAACTATCAGTTGTGATGGACGTTCTCAATACTATGAGACTGCTGGTGCTGTACGTGATATGTTACAGAACCATATCCTTCAGGTGTTTTCCTTGATTGCCATGGAACCACCTTGTAGAATGTCAGCAAAAGAAGTCAGACGAGAGAAGACAAAAGTTCTTGCCGCCACTAGACTGGGTACTGATGTAATTCTTGGACAGTACGATGGTTACCGTAGTGAAGAGGGCGTTGATCCTCGGAGTGGTACTCCTACCTTTGTCGCTGGTACTTTATTCTGTGACAACTGGCGTT